AGAAATGAAGCAAGATTACTCGGTTTAATCACAGAAGAACAAATCGAACAAACAAGTGGATATAAGGATTCGCTTGATAGATTAAAACAGTCGACAACCGCTCTATCAGTGGAAATAGCATCAGTTATGATACCTGCAATGAGTAAGGTTGTAAGCATCCTTCAAGATAAAGTAATACCAGCTGTTAAAAGTGCAGTCCAGTGGTGGCAAAACCTAGATGATAGAACTAAAGCAATCATTGTTGCATTAACAGGACTTGTTGCTGCAGTAGGACCAGTAATAACTATTATAGGTAAAGTGGGACCAATTATTAAGACGGTATCAATTGCTTTTAAAGTATTAGGTAGTGCAGGTTTATTTGCAGGAGCCGGTATTAATTTCGCAACACTAGGAATTGGTGCTTTAATTGCTATTGTGGTTGCGGCTTTAATGCAAAGTGAATCATTTAAAGAACTATTAAAAGAGTTGTTTGATGTTTTCATGAAGCTATTAGAGCCTATTATGAAAATAGTACAAGTGTTAATGGATGCACTTAAACCAATCTTAGATGTTGTAATAAGCATACTAACAAGATTAATTGATTTATTAGTTCCAATAATTGATATGCTACTTAAACCATTAGTAAAACAACTCGAGTTTTTAGGAACTTTATTTGAAAAGTTATCTCCTTTAATTGAAATGGTCGGTAATGTATTAAATAGTGTTTTAGGACCAGCTCTTGATGTAATTGGTAAAATACTAGAACCAATCTTTAATGTTTTAGAAAAGATTATAAAATTATTTGAAAAGATATTTAATTTTGCTGGTGAAATTGGTGACAAAGTTGGTGGAGTATTAGGTGGAGTTGCCGATAAGATTGGTGGTTTATTTAAAGGAGTAACCGATGTTGTTGGTGGTGCATTTAATAAAGTGTCAGAGTTTGCAGGAGGAGTTGCTAACAAAGTCGGTGGTTTCTTTAGTGGTGTAGTTGGTAAAGTTAAAGATACTATTGGTGGTGCCGTTTCTAAGGTAGGAGACTTCGTTGGAAATACAGTAAGTAAAGTATCTGACTTTGCTTCAAAAGCAGTATCAACCGTAAGTAATGTAGCAAAGAATGTCGCAAGTGGTGTCACCGATTTTGCTAATAGTGCTAAAGAAAAAGTAGGCGGCCTATTTAGTAAAGTTGGAGGTTTTTTTGCAGATACATTTAACTTAAAGAAAAACACTCAAACAACTACTAATAGCACCTCAAATCAAACAACTAATAATGTCACAGTAAATACCTCATCATCTACATTTGATATTGATTCCATTAATAGAGCATTAGGAGGTAAGTTCATATGATGAGAAAGTTTTATATTGAAAACAGTAAAGGGCAAAAATTTGATTTCAGTTATTACAGTGGCTTTTTAATTTCAAAAATTACAGGCTTAGGTTTTTCATATAATATGAGTTACATAAAGTATGATCATATATTTCATGGAGTTAAAAAGGATGAACCGCTAGGAGAGATTTCATTTGATATTATCTTTTTGAATGGTTATGAAGGGTATCAAAGTTTAATTGAATACCTAAACATCGAAACCACAAATTTAAAACTTTACTATACAACAACAGATACTAAGTTTGTTTATGTCGATTTTGTAAACTTATCGAAGAGTGAAATTGCTGATGGCCACTTAAAATCAACAGCTATTTTAAATAAGAAAACTTACTGGATAAAAGAAAGAACATTAATACTCAATTTAGATCAAACAATCAATGGAAAAATTTATCCCTATACTTACCCTTTCCTTTATAACCAAACAACCGGCGGTAAAGTTAGAATAAAAATTGGTGGCGTAACTAAGGCTGCAACAGTTATTGAAATAACAGGAAACATAAAAAATCCATCGCTTGAAGTTAAACAAAACAATAATGTTATTACTTCAATGAAATTAAACATTGAAAAGAATAACGCAAGAATAGTAATTTCATCCATACCAAACGAACAATATATCAAAAGTTATAACGGAAACACTGAAGAAGATATCTACGCTTTACAAGACTTTGAGAAAGACAACTTTATATTATTAGATCCAAGCGACCTTGAGCTTGAATATAATTCAGAAACTAATGGTGAAACAACATTTAAGATGTTTATTTATGAATATCATCTGGGGTAGTTATGGAATTAGTTATTTTAGATAGAGTTGATTTTTCTGTTAAAGATAATATAAGGGTTGCTTCTGAGTTTGAGATAGTATTTGATTTGGTAGTTACTCAAAGGTCAATATTCAAAACTGAAAAAAGGGATTTAAATGTAAAAATTGGAGACTATCTTTATGTAAAAAAAGATGGTTTTTATTTTGGAGTAGTTGAAAGTATTACCAAAGAGAATAATTATCAAATGATAGCTTGTTTGGATTTTAAAGAAATATTTAAAGTTGAAGTAATGGCATTAAGTTATGAAGGAAACTTAGCTGATTATATTGAAGGTTTAATTAGGTCAACATTTATTATTAATGATGATAATAATCAAAACCTTAGTTATTTAGAAATAAGTAAAGAGACTTCAAAGGTTGGTAAGCTTACCTTTGAGGATGATAAGATAATGACTATTTATGAAATTTTAGAACTCATTACAAGGATGTATGGAGTATCTACAAGAATTAAAGTTACATTTGATAATGGTTCATTTTTAAGTTTACAAATTAGGATAGTTCAAATTTCATCCGGAGCAAAAATAAAAGCTGACACCTTGTTCCTTGAAGATTTAAAAGTTAATGAATCAAGCAAAGAACAAGTTAATAAAGTAATTTATCATCCAATGAAAGACAATTTATTCTTTAAAGATAAAAAAACTTACTACCTTCTAACTGATGGAACAATTAGTGAAGATGTAAGTAGTAGTTTAAGATATGAAAAAGTTATATCAAAAGTTCAAACTTATAGTGACAATGATTATTTAGATATTTTGGATAAAGTTAAAAGTATTTTAATGATTAGTAAAGAGGATCATCAAATCACTTTCACGATCAGCAAAGATACTACTTTAGAAGTTTTAAAGAATTTAGAAATAGGCGACTTTATAGAGTTTATTTATAAAGGTAAAATCTATGATTCAGTTGTTACTGGAATAAAGTATGTAAACAATACAAATGTTGCTACTATTACTTTAGGAGAGTACCGAGTTAATTTAACAGAAAAATTGCAGATACTAACTAAAGGAGTCAATTCAAATATTGGCAATGTCACAATAAACAATCAAGGTTATTCAGATTTAGATGGAGGAGAGTTTTAATGGGATTACAAAAAATTACATTTGATGGAGCAAGCATTACTGCAAAAGTAGATGCGGACCTCTATCATTTTTTATTATCAAATCAGGTAGGTATTATTAAAGGCTTTAAAAATGACGTAAGCGTAACAGTCTCAAATAGTACCTTTAATTTTAAAGATGGTTATGTTTCAATCTTTGGAAGGATTATCTATGTTGAGGAAAATACACAAATCAGTGTAGTACTTGATTCAAATAAAAAAGGATTAGTGGTTTTAGGAGTTAATACAACCGCAAACACAGTAAGTCTTTATACAAAAGAACAAAGTGGAAGTTATCCATCAATTACCCAGACAAATCTACTAACTAATGATGGATTATATGAGCTCGTTTTATGTGCTTATACAAAGACAGCAACTTCAATAACAATAGATAACACTTATGAAAAATATTATATTACTAACTATTTAACAGCAGTAAATGATTTAAAATTGCAGATTAAAAATGATGTGTCACCAAGAACGGTGATACCTACTAAAGTTTCTAATGGGGTTTATACAGTTAGTAATGTTGATTCACAACTTTTAACAAGATCAGTAATATTCGTTCAGATGACAAGTTCCGTAGTAACCTTCCCAGGAGCATTGCTATTTATTCAAATAGGGTCAAGTGCTTCAGTTGGTTATCGTCATACTGGCTCAGACCATATTATGGGTTTTCATTATGAAAACGGCATATTATCAATTTCATGTGGCTCAACGTCACATCAAGTAAATAGAGTATACATTTATCCAAGATAGGAGGAAATAAAAATGGCAATTATTCAAATAAAAAGAAGAACATCAAGTGGCACAGGGCCACTTTTAGGAAGCACAGGTTCAATAAAAGCAGGGGAACCATTAATCGATTTAAATGGTGGTAATTTATATGTCTCAAAACAAGATAAGACAGGAAGCAGTGGTAATCCATTAGCTGCTTCAGATTATATTGAGTTCTTATCAAAACCAAATGCTGAAACATTAATGAACTCAAAGATTACTGCTTTAGATTTAGGAACAGCCTCAAAGAAAAACACAGGTACAACAAATGGAACAATACCTTTAATTGGAGCTAATGGAAAACTACCAAACTCCGTTATTCCTGATATTAGTCCGGTTACAAGTGTTAACTCTAAAACAGGGGCAGTAACAATTACACTTACTGATTTAGGTGGTGTGGCAACAACTACATATAACTCTCACGTAAGTAGCAATGTCCACTTAACAAGTGAACAAAGAACAAGGCTTGATAATATTTTTAATACCACAATCAACTATGGAACTAAAACACAAGAAGTAACAACCTTAGCTTCATTTAATAATGCAACTCTAGACAGCGGTTTGGTTTTATATTCAGTATTTAACTCAACCTATAATCCAAATAAACTAACCCACTTCTTAGGAATAAACAAAGATAAAGTCCTAACACCAACATCAATAATTGATGGCGGAACATACTAATGGCAATTATAAAGATTAAAAGAGGGACAACCACACCAACAACCTCAAACCTTACTCAAATAGGTGAAATGGCAATTAACACAACAACCAATGAAGTCTTTATAAGGGGGAATACAAGTGTTGTTAAAGTTGGTGGAGGATTTACATTGTTATATGAAGGAACAGGAACAATACCTACAACACTGACAGCTGATAATATTACTTTAAATCAATCAATTAATCTTTATAATAGGATGCTTGCATTTGAAGTAAGAACAACAACAGGAATTGACTCATATGAAACACATGTTGTTTTTGGAAGAATGGGATCAAACTCAACAACATCAGTTAGTGCATCTTATGACAGGCTTTATTCATGGAGTGTATTTGATGGACAGTATTTCAAAACTCACTCTTTTAAAGCTTATGTTTCAAATGCAACAAGTAACAAAATGACAATAGGTAATATTAAACATTTAGTTGGTAACTTCACTGGATCAACTATAAATTGGACTACCAACACAACAACTTCAATTTATTTAGAGAAGATTTGGTTGGTGGTTTAGGTGGCATATTCACTCACAATAAATAGTATTTCACCAACTTCAGTAGAACAAAAAAGTGGTGTTGGTTTAATAATTAATTTTACTTTAAGTGGTTCAGGGATTAGCCTTCCTGGATGCAACATAGTTTTATATAGTAGCTTAACTGGTGGAACGGCTATTAAAACATTATTTTATGAGGATTTCTATGATTTGATTTCTGGAAACGCAGTAACAGTTTCATTTGCTGATGTAAGCCCAGGAACATATTATATTGATGTGTTTTATAGAGCACAAGGAAGTCCTAGAAAAGCGATTCAAGTAACAGGTGGTAGTGCGGTTAGAAATATTAAGATAAACGGAACAACAGTAACATCAAATAGTTTAAATAACGTAGCAATAACAAATGAAACCGTAAATGGTACAAAAGTATATGGATAAAAGGAGGCCTTTAAAATGGCAATTATTAAAGTATTAAATTCAAGTGTAGGAGTAGATGTTTCATATCACAGAGTGGTAGCAGTAAACATTAATTATTTAGAAAAGACGGTAAACATTGGTCTTGCATCATATGTTGATGTAGAAAAAAGATCGAATAAATGTAGACCGCTCGAGGTAGTTGACATTGCAGTTCCAAAAGAGGACTTCAATTTATTTTTGAAGGCTAATCCTATTAAAGTTTCTTACAAATGGTTAAAAAACAATGTTGATGGATTTGATGAAGCCTTAGATGATTTAGAAGAAAGAGAAACGGAGGATGAAGTTGATGAGCCAACTGAAGATGAACAATGAACAAATAACTGAAAAGTTAACAAGCCTCTTTGCCTATAATGAGTTAATGTTTGCATACTATTGTGGATCAAGAGCCTACGATACAACAAGTGCTGATTCTGATGTTGATATCGTTGCTGTATTTAGTGACCTTAATGGAATCACTCATGCAGGATTTGGTGACATAGATATCTTTGCTTATGGAATTGATAGTTTCATTCAAAGACAATCAATATCAGATGAACTTCCTTTATATAATTTGATTCATGCTGATGATTTCATTAAGGCAAAAGATAATCTAATTTATTTAAATCCAAAGTATAAAACAGATTTTGATAAACTTGTTAAGATTGACTTTTCAAAGGTGCTTCCAGAATTTTTAGAGGCTTTTATTAAGTATTATGATTTGTTAATAAATGTCCAACAAGCAAAAGTTAAAAGATCTTATCATATCTACAGGGTTAAAGGATTAATTGATAATTATAAGAAAAATGGCAAGTACGAAATTAACTTATCAAAAGAGCAGCTTAGCAAAATAGCTGATTATAAGAAAAATTGGGAAAGTTTAGAAAACAGCGTAGTATCAGAACTTTCTGATGTGTTAGAAGAAATCAAGGAGTTTAAAGAAAACCTAAAAGTAGGCGATCAGAATGAAGATTAAAAATCTAATCGTAGTTACATTTGGGTCTATTGGATCCTTACTGTCATTTTTACTAGGAGGATTCGATAGTGTCATGATAGCTTTATTAATATTCATGGTCATTGATTTTTTAAGTGGGCTAATATTAGCCATCGTATTTAAGAAAAGCAAAAAGACCGAAAGTGGAAGGCTAAGTAGCCAAGCAGGAATTTTAGGTTTAACAAAAAAGATATTTATATTGTTTTTAGTAGCAGTATCAACTCAACTTGATATCATACTTGGGACAACTTTTATTAGAGATGGAACTGTCATAGGTTTCATTTCTATGGAAGGTATAAGTATTATTGAAAACGCAAGTTTAGCCGGACTACCAATTCCAAGAGTAATAAAAAATGCTTTAGAAATAATTAGTAAGAAAGAGAAGGATAAAGATGAATAATCCGGAATTAATTATTACCATTGTTACCGCAGTTTTAACGGTGATAAGTAGTATCTTAGGTTTCCTTGCTTCTAAAAGTGAGAAAGCCAAGAAATACTATAAGAATTATTTAAAGGTTGAAGAGAAAATAAAAGAGTTGTGTGTTATTGCTGAAGCCAATTATAAAAATGGCGATCAGAAAAAGAAATACGTGATCTCAAGCATTAATACCTTTTTAACTGAAAACAACATCGAGTTTGATATTGGCTTAATTGAAGATATGATTGAATCAATAATCAAACTAACAAAAAGCATTAATAATTAACAATAATAACATATTAGTAATCAAGACCTCGTGTTTAAGGATAATACCTTAGCATGAGGTTTTTTTGCGTTTTAAGGCCTCAACGTTTCGCTGTGTTGGCTTTCTGTTCAAACATTGAATTACTAGGCAAATTAAAGAAAATAAAGAAAATTTCAAAAAAACCGGCAAAATGACCCTCTGCTTGCCATTAACCTTTGAAGGAGGTTTGTTCTATGAAGGAGAATGAATTAAAAGTAAAAGTTAGTGAGTTGAGAAAAGAAGGATATGGCTATAAAAAAATTGCCAAAGAATTATCTATGACGGTTAGCGCAATAAGGTATATATGTATAAAAATGGAAGACGATAGTTCCTTATTTAGTACATGCAAAAATTGTAATTCAAAAATAAAGTCTACAAAAGGTAAGAAGAAAAAAGTATTTTGCTCGGATAATTGTAGATGGCAATGGTGGAATAAAAACCCTAAAAAAATTGATAAAAAAGCGTACTACACTCATCAGTGCAAACAATGTAAGAAAGAGTTTACTGCTTATGGCAATAATAAAAGAATTTATTGCAGCCAAAAATGTTATATCGAACACAAGAGGTTAAAAGGTGATGTTGAAAATGAAACGAAGTAATTTAGAGAAATATTTACTATCAATTTCACCAATTCATGAGATGTTTAAGAATGGTCTTATTACTAAAAAAGAGTACTTTGAAGCAGAGGAATTTATAGCAAAAAAATATTGTATCAATAAAGGTAACCTTTATCGTTTAAATGACTTGACTATTCCTCCAACTAAAGTGATTAATAGTGTAACGCAAGAGGAGGTTAATAAAAATGAACAGAACAATAACAAAGATAGAAGCATTACAAGAATTACCTAAAAGAACTAGAGTTGCAGCTTATGCTAGAGTTTCATCTGGTAAAGAAGCAATGCTGAACTCATTAGCCGCTCAAGTGAATTATTATAAGCAATTAATACAAAATAATTCTGATTGGGAGTTCGTAGGTGTTTATGCAGATGAAGCGCTAACTGGCACTAAAGATACAAGAGAGGAATTTCAAGCACTAATCGAAGATAGTAGAAACGGCAAAATTGATATGATCATAACTAAATCGATATCAAGATTTGCACGAAATACTTTAACTTTACTTGAGGTGGTTAGAGAATTAAAAGCGTTAGAGGTTGATATCTTTTTTGAGGAACAAAATATTCATACACTAAGTGGTGAAGGTGAAATGATACTCACGTTTTTAGCTACATTCGCACAAGAGGAATCAAGAAGCGTATCAGAAAATATGAAGTGGCGAATTAAGAAAGATTTTGAAAAAGGTATTCCTTGGGGAGGTAAAGATAGCTATGGTTATAAATTGGAAAATAGGAATTTAGTATTAGTACCAGAAGAAGCAGAAATTGTTAGACTAATTTATAGGTTATATCTTGAAGGTTATGGCGATATGCAAATTGGTAAGATTTTAAATGAAAGAGGTTATAAACCTAAATTTTCAGAGAAATGGAACAGAGCCTCGATTAGAGGAGTTTTGATTAACTATAATTACACAGGAAATTTGATACTTCAAAAAACATTTAGAGAAAATCACCTGACAAAACTTACGAAATTAAACTATGGTGAACTTGATAAATATTGTGTAGAAGATAATCACGAACCAATCATAAGCAAAGAGACATTTTTTGCAGCTCAAGAATTGAGAAGATTAAAAACAGTTAATATTAAACAAAGTAATAATGATAGCATTTTTAAAGGTCGAATTAGATGTGGCCAATGTAACAAAATGTATACCTTTAGAAAAACAAAATATAATGATGTTTGGCTATGCTCAACTGCCAGACAAAAAGGAACGTCAGAGTGTAGTTCTAAGCAAGTATTAGACGCTAAAATAATTGAAGCATCAAACCACATTCTTAAAATGACTTCATTCAATAGACATACTTTTGATATAGCTGTAGAAACAGTAATTGTCCTACCTAATAACAAACTTTTATTTAAATTAAGAGATGGAAAAGAAATAGAGTATATTTGGGAATATGATCCAAGATCAGCTGGTTGGACAGATGAAATGAAAAATGCTGCAAGAAAGAATGCTTTAAAAAGATATAGGGGGAATGGAAATGGCTAAAATGGCTAAAGTAACAGTTATACCATCGACAATCGATCCTTTGTCACAATTACCGATAGGAAGTAAAGAAAAGTTAAAAGTAGCGGCATATGCAAGGGTATCAACAAATACCGATGAACAGTATACAAGTTATGAATCTCAAGTAAATTACTATAAAGGGCTTATTAGAGAAAGACTCGATTGGGAATATGTGGATGTGTATTCAGATGAAGGTATTAGTGGAATAAACACAAAAAGAAGAGCTGGTTTTAATAAGATGATTAACGATGCTTTAGATGGAAAAATCAATCTTATTATAACCAAATCAATATCAAGGTTTGCTCGTAATACATTAGACACTATTTCATATGTTAGAAAGTTAAAAGAAAAGGGAATAGAGGTCTATTTTGAGAAGGAAAACCTATGGACATTGGATCAAAAAAGCGAGTTAATTTTAACAATCATGGCATCGATAGCTCAAGAGGAATCAAGGTCCATTAGTCAGAACGTTACATGGGGAAAAAGAGTAGCTTTTCAAGAAGGTCGAGTATCGTTTGCTTATAGTACTTTCTTAGGATATAAAAAAGAAAATGACAAGATTATTATTGTTGAGGAAGAGGCAGAAATTGTAAAACGAATTTATAGGATGTTTTTAGTAGAAGGAAAAACTGCTACAGGAATAGCTAAGTATTTAAAAGAGCATGAAGTAAAGACTCCTTCAGGAAAGAATACTAACTGGACCAAAAACACAGTAACATCAATACTTAGTAATGAAAAATATAAAGGTGATGCACTATTACAAAAGACATTTACTGATAACTTTTTAGAACAAACAGTAGTAAAAAACACTGGACAAATTCCTCAGTATTATGTTGAAAATAGTCATCCTGCAATTATTGATAGAAGCTTCTGGGATCTTGTTCAGATAGAACTTCAAAGAAGAAGTGTTATGGGACCAAGATACTCAGCTAATGATTTATTCTCATCCAAACTTATATGTGAAGATTGTGGTGGCTTTTATGGTAGAAAAAAATGGCATTCAGGAAGTAATTATGAAAAGTTTGTTTATCAATGCAATAATAAATTTCATAAGGGGAAAGATAAATGCCTAACTCCACATTTAAATCAAGAAGATGTTAAAGAAAAATTTATCAAAGCATACAATTTAACTATGAAAGATAAAAGAAGAATTATTGATGATGCAAAAGAGGTTATTGAATTACTAACTGATACAAGCAAAATTGATGAAGAGATTGTAAAAATCAACGATGAAATTATTGTCGTATCAGAACTTGTTAGTAAGCTGGTTAAGGAAAATTCAAAAACAGATATTCAAATCGAAGAGTATAACAAAAGATATGAACAATTATCGGATCGTTATGAAAAGTTAAGATTAAAACATGAAGAGTTATTAAAGCAAAAAAGCAGCAAACAATCAAAGGCAATAAAGCTTAGAGCTTTCATATCAAGTCTTGAAAACTCAGAAGACCAGATTCAATATTGGAATGAGATGGTTTGGATGCTTATAGTTGAAAGTGCAACAGTTCATAGAGATTCAAGTATCACATTTAAGTTTTATAATGGATTAACAGTTAAGTAATGAACACCACTTCTGTGGTGTTTTATTTTTATAAATTCAAAAAAAAAATAGATTTAGGATTTTTTCTATGATATACTTTACACAAAACTTAAGTCAAGGGTGTGCTAATCATGAATAAAGAAAAGATTATTTATGGAGGTGTTCAGATAGTTTCAGAGTTGCTGAACTTCCCAACACCAGAATTATATATAATAGAAGAATTGAAATTACCAAACAAAGAAATTACAGCAATTTATTCCTTCAAAAATAATGAGATAATATTTAATGAAGATTGGATTAATAGAAGTGAATGGATAGAAGTATTAATAACTGTCTTTCATGAAATGCGACACGCTTATCAAGGCTATTGTGTTAGAACTAAAACTAGGGAATCTGCTGAGACATTAAAATTATGGGAAGATGAGATTAATGGATATACAATGCCATCAGGAAACAACAATGAAATTGATGATCAAAGTTATTTGAATCAAGAAATAGAAATTGATGCGATTGCTTTTGCTCATTGGATTGTAAAAAAGAACTTGACTTAAAGACAATAATACCTGGTATAATAAAAAAGGAAGTAAATGAAAGAATAAGAACATTTGAAACGTCAAGGGTAATACAGGAAAACCTGTAAATAAAAAGGCGATAGCCAGAAGGAGTTTCAAATGAAGAGTTTAGAAGTTGTTGTACCAAGAAATCTGATTAAAAAGTTTTATTTACATCCAGAGGACTATGGTGATGGTGCATATGTTGTTGATTTAATTAATGGCATGTATACAGATGTGTTTTATCGAGCTGAGGGGGACTTTGTTACAATTACCAATGATAAGAAGTTAATATCTTATCTAAAAAGTAATAAGTCAAAGAAGCGAGAATACTTTTTTAGAAACGGAGTATTTGCATTTAGAACTATTGAAGACTCTGATTTAGAATTGTTGAATGATTGGCAAAATGAAAATTCTAAAATTGCCAAGTCTAAAATAATCAAAAATAGTCAATTACCATCAAAGTTCATGTTTTGTTTCTATTGGATTGAAGTAGGATTTGTCACTTATAGTGATGAAACACTTATATTCAATATTTATGAAAATGATCTAATAAGTGATATCGATATTGATATTGCTATGCATTTATTAGATGAGCACTTATCCCAAAAATAAACGGCTTAACAAAGCCATCAATTTAGGGGTGCGTAAAATTTGTCAGGGGTGCGCAAATTTTAGTAGGGGTGCGCTGGTGTATCAAAATAGGTCACCCAACACATTTATAAAACATTAGTCCGACATGGTAAGTGTCGGACTTTTTTGTCCCTTAATTAAAATGTGCTGATAAATTGTGTAAAAAATGGTCGCAAAAGGCATCGTGACTAAAAAAAAGTAATCTTTTAGTCACGAAGACTTTACATGAACAAACTACCATTTGAAGTTGATTTAAATACTTTAGCGGTCTTAAAACAACTAAATTTAGCGAATAATAAAATTGGTGAACTTAAAGGAGTAATGAATTTACTTCCAAACCCCAATTTGGTTTTAAGCTTAATAAGTATTAGTGAATCAAAGGATTCATCCGCACTTGAAAATATTATTACAACCTATGACGAAATTTTTAAAGAGTTAGTAGTTAAACAAAGTAAAGGCGGTAAGCCAAAAGAAGTTATTAATTATAGAGTCGCGATCTTTAAAGGATTTGATTTAGTTAAAGCAAATGGTTTTATTAGCACAAACGATATTATTAAAATTCATCAAGAAGTTGAACCAAGCGTTGGTGGAATACGCAAACTACCAGGAACCGTTATTAAAAATGATTTAACAGGTGAAGTTGTCCATACACCGCCACAAAGCGAAAATGAAATACGCGACTTAATGGGAAACCTTGAAAAATATATAAATGAAAATGATGATTATGATCCATTAATTCAAATGGCAATAATTCATTATCAGTTTGAATCAATTCATCCTTTTTATGATGGTAATGGACGGGATGGAAGAATACTAAATATTTTATATTTAGTGTTAAAAGAAAAAATTAATGAACCGATTTTTTATTTAAGTAAATATATTATTGAAAACAAAGAAGACTACTATAAGCTTCTTAAAAAGGGCCAAGCGGATTCTAAATATTTAGAAGCGTTTGTTTTATATATTTTGAAGGGGATTGAACAAACATCAACGTTTACGATAAATCTCATTTTAGATATTAATAATAAAATTGAACAAGCAAAAGCATTAATGCAAGAACGCTTACCAGACATTTATAAAGCGGAAATTGTTGAACACTTGTTTTCTTATATGTACACAAAGAATGAATTTTTTCGCGAAAGTTTAAATATTTCACGAGCGACTGCGACAAAGTATTTAAAGCTATTAGAAGATGAAGGTTTTGTTATATCCGAACAAGTTGGCAAAGAAGTAATTTATAAAAACGTCCAACTCTTTAATCTTATTAAAGAACGCGACTAATATTTACTTATCAAATATTTATAAAATTGTAAATTATAGCCGACTTTTTTACTTATTTAATAGCAAATTATTGATTTTCGACTTTTTTTGGTGTATAATAAAATTATTGATGACGAAAAAATTAGAAAAGGAGTGAGAAATAATGAAAAAAGATTTGATTTTAATCACTGGTGCAACCGGGGGTATGGGCTATGAAGCCGCGCTTCACTTTGGAAAAGATTCACGTCTTTTACTTTTAGATGTTGATGAAGAAAAACTAAAGAATCTTCAAAAAGAAATTGGCCCGCATGCAAGTTATATTAAGTTTGATATAACAAAAGGCGAAGATATTGAAAAGGTAAAGACGTTTGTTGAACAAGCGGGTGGCTTTAAACACTTAATCCACTTTGCCGGGGTTAGTGAATCAATGGGTAATAGTGAACTCATTTATAAAATTAATTTAATTGGAACAAAAGTTTTACTAAACGCCTTATATGACTTAATTGTTCCGGGTGGGGTCGTTATTAATACAAGTTCAATTACTGCGCATATGACACCGCTAGTGGAAGGCGTAGATAAGTTATTAAAAGATCCGCTAGCGGAAGATTTCTTACCCAATATTTTAAAATTAACAGAAACAACTAACCAAGCGTATGGCTGGAGTAAACTTGGTGTTGTCGAGCTAAGTAAAATAGAAGCCATGCGGTGGGGAAAAAAGCACGCGCGGATTGTTTCAATTTCTCCTGGCGCAATTAGAACACCAATGGTTGAAAAAGAAATGGAAAAGAATGCTGAAAGTATTAATCAATTAATTGCTTTAACACCGGTCGGAAGAATTGGTGAAACAAGTGACATTGTTAATTTAGTAAGTTTCCTTGTTAGTGATAAAGCTTCCTTCATTAGTGGTATTGATATCATTATCGATGGTGGTGTTGTCGAAGTATTTAAAAGTTTTATGCAATAATTAGTTATAAATTTATTTAGAAGCGCTAGCGAATGGGCCTAGCGCTTTTTAAATTTGTTTAAAGAAAAGAAATATTTATTTTAAAATTTAAAGAAAAATTATTTTTTTAAAACTTATTTAACGATTGGTTTTTATAATCTAGGGGAAATTATCAATAAGGAGGTAAAAGATAGTTCAAATTAATAATTAAATTGATGAGTGGATGAAAGGAAATTGCAAGAAAGAGGCCCTAATCATTTATTAATAAAAAAGAAGAAAAAAATGTCAAAAAAATTATGATTAAAATATTTAAGTGTTTAAAATCAAAAGAATGGATAATGGTGGGCAAAAACAACGGTTATCAATCGCTCATGGATATAAAAAGGCCCGTCGATTAACTCTTACGCTCGCAAATACTTTTCTTGAAGATTGTTCGAAATACGATATAACCGTTTTAGTTACGCTCATCGATGAACAAATCAAAACGATGATTAATGAAGTTAAAAACCTTTTCCTTAATGTGCGAAAGTTTGAAGTAAAAGAAGTAAGTACCGCCTTAGCAATTCATATTGGTCCTGAATCATTTGGACTAGCGGTTTCCAAAGTTGAAATCGCCTAG